ACCATCACCGCTACCGACTCCGACTAATCGGATGGGTAGACCGAGCCGGCCTCTGATGATTCGGGGGCTGGCTCTTTTTGCGTAGAGGTTATCAATGGCTGCTGGTGATACGTCAGTTTCTATTTGCGCGGATGCCCTAATTCTCTTGGGCGCCAAGCCAATATCGTCCTTTAATGATGGCACCGACGAAGCCAATACCGCAGACCGCCTGTATCCCAACGTGCGCGATTCTGCGCTGATGATGTACCCCTGGACGTTTGCCTACAAAAAGGTTTTGTTGTCCAGGTTAATTACTACCCCAGTTACCGAGTGGAAGTACGAGTATCAATTGCCGGGTGACCGCCTGGGCAACCCTCGGGCTATGTACACCACTTCCGACGCATCTGCGCGGCCATCAAAAGAGTGGGAGGTGCAGGGCGACAAGCTGCTGACAAACGAGACTACGGTTTACGTTGACTACCCGTATCAAACGCCCGAGTTCGCCATGCCGCAGTCATTCGTGCAGTTTATGAAATATATGATGGCATGGCACTTGGCTTACCCCATTACTGAACAGCAAGACAAGGCTGCGTATTGGCAGAGCATTGCTGTTGGTTCGCCCGGCGAAAACTTCCGAGGCGGCTACTTCCGGGTTGCTGCCAACATCGACTCGCAGGGTCAACCCAACCAAGTTATTGAAGACTACAGCCTGGTGGCCGCGAGGTACTGATGGCTCGGTTTGTAGACTTCCAAACCAACTTCTCGACCGGGGAACTAGACCCCCTGTTGAGGGCGCGCGTTGACCTGCAAACCTACAACAATGCGCTGGCCAAAGCAACGAATGTTCTGATTCAGCCGCAGGGTGGGCTGCGCCGCCGCCCTGGCTCCAAGCACATACTTGAGTTGCCCAACACGGGCACCGAGTCTGCTGGCAATGGTGTGCGGATGGTGCCGTTCCAGTTCAGCGTTGACGATAGTTATATGCTGGTCTTTGTGCCCACCAGGATGTACGTCATCAAAGACGGCAGCGTAATTGCCGATATCAACGGTACCGGCAACAACTACCTGACTACCACTATCACGGCGTCAATGCTGGATGATATGTGCTGGACGCAATCTGCCGATACATTGATTGCGGTGCATCCTGATTTGCAGCCTGTGCAGATTCAGCGCGACAGCGACTCTGCCTGGACGATTGCAAGCATCACGTTTGACAGCATCCCCAAGTATGCGTTTGAGTTGGATAGCCACACTTCGCAGGGCGCTGACATTACGCCGTCTGCGGTGAGCGGCAACATAACCATTGACGCCACCAGCACCAACCACACCAGCGGCACCGCCCAGGGCGGCACGGTATCCACGATTACCCTGAAGTCTGCGTCCAGCAGCACAGACAATATCTACGAGAGTATGTTTGTCGAAATCACCGGCGGCACCGGCGCTGGCCAATCAAGGATTATTGATAGTTATGTCGGCTCGACCAAAGTGGCTACAGTTCACCCCAACTGGGATACTGCCCCTGATGCTACTAGCGTTTACTCGGTTGCTTCGTTTAAGGAAGCGGCGGTTAACCAGTACATCAACGCATCACCGCAGGGCCGCGCCCGCATCATTCGATATGTGAGCGATACCCAGGTTGAGTGCGTTACCGAATACCCGTTCTTTAACACCGACCAAATTACTGCTGGTCGCTGGGAAATCGAGCATGGTTATGTAGATGTGTGGTCTAGCACCAAGGGCTGGCCGCGCACGGTTACGTTCCATGAGGGGCGTCTATACTTTGGCGGCAGCAAGTCGCGGCCATCTACTATTTGGGGCAGCAAGATTGGCTTGTTCTTTGACTTTGTGCCAACCGAGTCATTGGACGATGACGCTATTTCTGCCACCCTGGACACCAACGAATTGAACGTAATTACGGATATCATTAGTTCGCGTGACTTCCAAGTGTTTACGACCGGCGGCGAGTTCTATGTGCCGCAGCAGGGCACCGACCCTGTAACGCCCCTGACGTTTATTTTTAAGGCCGTAAGCCGCAATGGCATCAAGCCTGGAACCAGGGTGCAGTCGGTGGATTCGGGGTCTGTGTATATCCAGCGCCAGGGCAAGTCGCTCAACGAGTTCGTGTTCTCTGACACCCAGCTTACATACATCACGCAGCGCATATCCCTGCTTTCGGGCCATTTGCTCAAGTCGCCGAACCGCATTGCCCTGCGTAAAGCCAGCAGCACCGAAGACGCCGACCTGCTCATGATGACCAACACGACCGATGGCAGCATGGCTGTGTTCAGCATTATGCGTAGCCAGCAGGTTACCAGCCCGTCGGAGTTCACCACCGATGGCGAATACCTGGATGTTTCGGTTGATGTGACTGACATATACACCACCGTCAAGCGCACATTCGACTCGGTGGACAGGTACTTTGTCGAGTTATTTCAAAACACCCTGTATACCGATTGTGCGTTTACGGGCGGCGCGGCGGCGAGTGCCAGTAGCCTGCCGCACGAGGGCGAGACTCTGAATGTCATTTGTGACGGAGTGCCCCAGGGCGACGAGGTGGTTTCTAGCGGCTCGATTACATTTGACCGTGCCAGCGCCACCAGCTACGAGGTTGGCTTGCCAATGACCGTATATGCCAAGACCATGCCTGCCGAAATCAGTATCGGCACGGGCACCAGGATTGGTTTTAAAAAGCGCATCGTCCAGGTAAACGTGGTGGTGAACGATAGCCAGCACCTGAATATCAACGCGCAACCTATTCCATTCCGAAACTTTGACACCGATATGCTGGATGAGCCGGTGCCCGAGTTCACCGGCATTAAACGCCTGGACGGGGTTCGTGGTTATTCAAGAGATGCTGCTATTGAGATTACGCAGACCCTGCCGCTCAAACTGACGCTGTTGGGTCTTGAGTACAAGATAGCGGTACACCAAGGGTCATAATCATGGTAACACCAGCAACAATATACGCAGGCGCCCAACTGGTTGGTGGGGTCGGGGAATACTACGCCGCCAAAGCAGAAGCCATTAACACGCAGACAGCCAACCTGCTGCGAGCAAATGACGTATTGTTTGCCACCGAAATCCAAGCGATGCAGGGCGAGGAATACGCTCGGATACAAGCTGGTCGGACAATACAGCAGGCCAATATCACCGCAATGAACCAGCGGATGATTGGCAATAAACTACTGCGCGACCACCGGCAATCTGTTGCAAGCGCAAGGGCCAGGGCTGCTGCCAATGGCGTGGCGTTCAACGAGGGCAGCGTTGCCGCATTTGAAAATGAAAACCTACGCCAAACCATGATGGATGTTGGTGTTTCAGACTTTAACGCCCTGACCGCCCTGGTGTTTGGCTTTGAGGATGCTACCGCCCTGTTGCAATCGCAAGAGCGCCAGGCAACTCTAAGCCTGTATTCAGCCCAATCGCAGGCACAGCAGTACCGCATGGCCGGAGAGGCGGCTCGTACTACCGGGCGGCTCAAGGGTGGCCAGGCATTGCTGGAGTCGGGATACAAGTTCTATCAGTTGTATCCACAGGCTTAAAAGAAAGAGCGCATAGATGGCAACAAGAATTACAGACGCAGGCAGAGTCCAGCTAATTGCACCTGGCAGCAGCCCCATGCGCCCGGCTGAATATCGCGGTGTGGATTACCGTGGCTACACAGCAGAGGCGCAGGCAGCCGGTGCCCTGGGTGATGTGATTAGCCGCATGAGTTCGTTCGCTGCCAAGCTGGGCGAGCGCGCTGTTGGCCAGCAGGCGCAAGAAGATTATTTTGCCAAGTTCCAGGTTACGGCTGCTGATATTCGCCACGCCAAAGACGGCGACCCCGATAATCTTTTGATTGGCAATGACGCGACGATATATGGCCGCACCCTTAAGAAGATGCGGGCCATGCAGTTGTCGGGGATGTTCGAGACTGAGATTAAAAGTCTTGCAGCCAAGTTAAAAACAGACGCTGAGAATGGTTTGCCAACTGCAAACGTGGCCTCTCAATTGGAAGCGGCTATTGCGTCGAACGTGGATATTCTGTCAAAGCAAGACCCAGAGGCGGCGGTTAAGTTGTATGCCGCCAGCAAAGGTTACGCATCTACAGCCATCAATTCAGCGTATGAATATGAAATTAAGCGCAATAAAGAAAGGCGCGAGGCTGCTGTTACTTTGTCCAACGAGCAAGAGAATCCTGAATTAACCAGCATATTAAATGCCGGAATTACCACAGGCGCAGAGGGCACGATAAACAATATCTCGGTGCTGGACACCCGCAGAACGCTCCGGGCGCAGCAAGCGTTTGGCGCCAGCGGCCAGCAGCTTATGGATGAGACTATCAAGGCAACTGATGCCCACATATTGGCGTCGGCGCAAGAATATGTCTCCCAGTATGTCAGCGCATCAGACAACCCGACAAAAGCGTTTCGAGATATCCGCAACGGCACGACCGACAACGCTGCGGTGAATGCAATCCTGACCGGCGTTAATGCTTTTGATAACTCTGCCGCCCCCGCCTGGGCAACTGACATGGCAGCCAAGGTGCGCGATTCTGCCAAAAAGGCTTATATGGATTGGGCATACGAGCAAGACCAAATTGAGAAAGCAGACAAACGCGCAGCCGAACTGTACAAGGTTGACTTTACAGAGGCAATGGCTAATGGCGACAGGGCGGGGATGGAGCAGGCGCTGTACCAATTGAAGAACAGCAACCCTGAAGCGTATTTGAAAATGAACGAGGATTATCAGGCTTGGTCAAACGGCGGGTCTTTGTTTTCTCGATTTGATAACCAAAGCATAGTTGAGATTCTTGACAGGAAATTCAACTCGCCATACGGCGACCCTGTTACTCCTGATGATGTCTACCAGGTTCGCGGTCAACTGACCCAAGAGACTTTCCGCAGGTATCTCGGTATGGTTAAGTCATTCGACGATGACCAGGTACGCAAGTTAAAAGAGTTGGCTGTTGCTAGGCTGGAGATGGTGCCTGGCCCGTTGGTCGGCTCCCAGGCAAGGGCCGTGAACGCCCGCAAAGAAAAGCAGTTGGCTGACCTGATTAACAAATACATGAGCGACAGAATCCGCGCAGCCCGCGACCCCAACTTTCAAATGCCTGGGCCATTCCAATGGTTGGATGCTAATTTTGAGACAAGCACCGCCGCATCGGATGCACAAGCAAATGCCAGTTTGGTAGCCAAGGTGAATGGCCGCACATACAGGACTGAGGCTGCTTTCACCGCGGCTATTAAAGAAGCGCAAAAAAGAAGTGATGCCGACCGTGTAACGCAGTTAACGGCAGAGTTGGGTGAATTAAGGGAAGCCATCAGGCTAAACCTGGTCGATGAAAAAGGCAACAAAAAATAATGGACTACTTAGACGCCACCTACTTATCGTCCGAGGCTAACCGCGAAATTGGCCGCGGTGTCAGGTTTGACGTTGACCAAAGCGGCAAAGTCTTTGAGGTTGCCAACGAGCCTGAGGCTTTGCCAATGGAGGTCACGGCTGGCGAGCAAGAATCAAAATCGCTGGCTGAGTTTGCTAAGTCGGGGCTGGATGTTTACGCTGGTGGCCTCAAGGGTTTGGCTCAGGCTTGGGTGGGAATTGGTGGCGACTTGGAGCGCCTGGCTACTGGGCTGCGTGATGCTGCTATGGCTGGCCCCAACGAGTCTGCGTGGGATGCGTTCCTGATGGGGTTGGGCAAAGACAGCACGATGCTGTGGGATACCAATGAAGCCAAAGCGATATTGGATAAGTATTTGCCATACCAACCCATAACCGAGGCTGGCGCTGCAAAAGTGCCTGGCGAAGATGGTCGATATATGGGCGAGGGCATGGGCGAGTTTTTTGCGCCTGGTGGTCAACTTAAGACGGGAATGCAAGTTATCCGAGGTATTCGCAAAGGTTTGCAAAAAATACCCGATATGAGGACTGTTCCAGTTATTCCATTCCCTGAGTACGGCGAAGAACTTAGAGCGGCTCTTGGCCTTTCAAATCAGGGTGTTGATGCTGGTAAAATAAACAAAGGTGGTTTATATGAAACAAGACAAGATGGCGACTTCTACAGAGTCGGCAAAACAAGCGATGCTGGAAGCAGACCAAGCGATGCTGGAAGCAGACAGGGTGCTGGAGTCGATGGGGTATACCCAGGAACAGCTATCGAAGTTAGAACTCCCGAGCGACGACAGTCTGTATACGGCAATCAAGAACGCCCAATTGACGAGGCAGTTCAAGATAGACTAACGCCGCAAAATAATCCGGCATTGCGCGTTGCCAATGAATATAACCAGGCTACATTTAACGCGCCCTATAACTACGATATTAAGATTGAACCATCTAGCCTGAGAAAACAATCGGCAGTTGGTGTTGCATACGAATTGGCAGCAAAACGCACACCTGGGTATGCTGACGCTGTATTTAACGCATACAAGGCAGACCCTGAACTTGGCCCCATCATTGAGAACATGGGGATTAAGTCTTATGACGAACTGGTGCAGGCTTCGTACAAGCAGATGGAAAAGGAAACCATCGACCAATTTAGGAAGCTGCCGATATCCCTGTCATACCACCAGGGGCCAGGAACTTACTTAGACAGCAAAGAAATGCTGCGTGATGTGCATTTGCATAACCATATGTACGTCTACCAGGGCGGCGACCCGCATGAGTTCCTTAATGTCGTTGACCCTGAAACCGGCCTTAACAGCAATGAGATATTCCGCGCCGTGCATGATTACTTTGGCCATGCAATCAAAGGCAACCAGTTTGGCCCGAAGGGAGAAGAAGTGGCGTGGGCTTCTCACGCCCAAATGTATTCGCCTCTTGCCAGGTTGGCTATGACCGCAGAGACTCGCGGGCAAAACAGCTTCGTAAATTACACCCCCATCAACGCGGGACTTATTAAGAAAATGGAGTCTGTGCGCGTCAGGCAAAAAGAGTTAATTCGCGCCGGCAAGAGGGACGATGCAGAAAAACTTGCTGAAACTTTAAGAGGCCTTGGTGGCCAATGGCAATACGCAGAGCAGGCCTCGGTATTGTTGCCGCCTGAAATGACCCGTATGGACTACGCCGGCGGTATACCCGATTACTTGCGTAAGTTGCAGACCCCCGAAGGCCTTACTATGGAAGCCGAGCATTACAGTCGAGTGCAGGGGCTTGAGCAATTAGACCCAAGCCAATATGGCACCGGCGCGCCAGGCAGGGAGGCTGAACGGCTTGAGTCTGCTGGGGCGCAAAAGCCCAGGTCTTTTTTCTATGAGGCTGGGGCACAGCCCGAGCCGGAAGTAGTATCAATATCAAAAGGCAAATATAGGGGAAAACTTGAGGGCTTGTATGACTTTGATGCTGACCCATTGGGCTTAAACAAAATTGCAAGCGTTGCCAATACGAATAGCGTTATGTCCAAAATAAACGCTGGCGTTCGCAATGAGTCATCCAGGATGAATGACTTGGAACGCATGATTTATGAGCGTGGATATCGCGGGTATGTCAGCGGAGAAAAAGGCAGCCGCCGGGCGGTTGTGTTTGAGCCAACCCAAGTTCAGGAAGTAAAATAATGAAAAGTATTGCAACTGGCGCTGGTTCTGCGACAATAACGCAAGACGGGAAAACTGATGGCAATTGAACGCGATATCAGCAAACGCCTTGACGAGATAATTCCTCCGGCCTCCAGTACCGAGGCCGAGCAGCCGATGCTGGCTGACGAGGCCGCACAGATAGCCAACCCCCTGGCGCCGCAAGAGCCGGAAGAGGGCGTCCAGGTTGCCGGTTTGGTATCCGGCTTGGCCACGGCTGGCAAAGCCATGCGGGCGGCCAGGCGAGTGCAAAAGGAAGCGCCCAGGGCTGCGGTGCTGTACGACCAGCGGGCAACTGGCCAAACGATTATTCCACCCAAGGGCAAGGTTGAAACTGACGCCGGGCTTACAGACCAGCAAGTGGTAGATAAGGGCGTCAATGAGTTACTGCAAACCCCGTCGCCGCCTGACGTACCTGGCATAACGCCAACCCCTGCGCCGCCTGGCACGGGTGTGGTGCCGCCTGTTCGTATTGAGCAAGACGTTATTTACGTCGAGCCAGCCAGCGTGACTACCCTGGAGAAACTCAAGGCAGCAATTGCTGGCGCCCCCACATCCGGCAAGCCGCCCAATGTTCGCCCGAACCTGGACGCTATCTCTGCCGAGGATGACGTTAAGAAACTGATATACGCGACCACCGAGGTGTACAAGCAATGGGTAGATACACAGCGCCAAGCTGGCCGCACCCTGGACGATATCGCTCAAGACGCCCTCAAGATGGGCGACGATGCGGCTCTACGCGCTTTAATTAAGCGCAAGCCTGGTGATAGACCATTCCTGGATTTTGAGAGCCTAGCGGCCCGTATGGCGGTTCTGAACCTGCAACAAGCCACTAAGCAGTTGGTGCAGCAGGCAATGACCAGCGGTGACCCGCGCACCATGATATCAGCCCTCAAGGCTATGACCTTTGAGGGGTATGTTCAGTCTGCCCAATTGGGCAACATGGCTGAAACTGGACGGGCATTGGCGGTTGGTCGCCTGGTTGTTTCACCCGACAAGTCGCGGGTTGCTAATCTGCAAAAGACTGTGGAGCAGTTGGGCATTGATGACCCGGCTCGGTTCGCTGATATTGATAACCCGGCTCAAATCATCCGCGACCTTGGTGGCATGGAGATGATGCGTAACGCCTTTAAGGCGTACATGGCTTTGCCAAATGATTCTGTGCGCGGCGTGTATACAAAGCATTTAGCAAGGGCCGCCCTGGACTCTGCCGCCGAGATATATCAAAGCGCCTTATTGTCTAACCCGGTCACCCAGGGTTTCAATATTGTTGGCACACCGATACACGCGCTTACGTTGATGGCAGAGCGCGGTGCTGCTGCGGTATTTACTGGCGATGTTGCAAGGCTGAACGGCGTGTTCGCTGGCTTGAGGGCTATACCTCGCTACACCCGCCAGGCATTGTCTGCTGCTGCCAAAGGATTCATGACCGAGCAGGCTTCTGATATGGGCAGCAAGTTTGATGCTGGCAGTCGGCTTGCCACCAAGGCTGAAAACTTTGGCGTGGCCCCGGATACCTACCTTGGCAAAGGCATTGACCTGCTTGGTCAGGGCACCCGCCTGCTCGGCTTCCGCGTATTGACCACGGTGGACGAAGGCTACAAGGCTTTATTGCGCGGCATGGAATTGGAGATGATGGCCTCCGAGGCGCAGAGCCGGGCGTTCATGGCAAAGATTGCAGACGGCGCTACAGAGGCCGAGGCCATGAAGCATTCATCCGCGGTGTATATGCGGGTGCTGGAATCGCCAACGTCATTTGATGAGGCCGCCGAGTTCGCCCGTGTTGTGGCTTTTCAAGATGAGTTGCCCGGCAAAATACTCAAGGGTATCGAGCCAATTATTCAGCACCCATTGCAACGTCTGTTTGGCCCGCTACAGTTTTACAAGACACCGACCCAGGTTGTGCTGCGTATTCAAGAGCGCACACCGCTGGCTGTGCTTATGCCTCGGTTTTGGAAAGCCGTTACTAACCCAGCCAACCCTGGCGACCGCAGCCTGGCGCTTGCCAAGTTGAGCATGGCCAGCTTGGTGGCTGGCGCTTACATGACGATTGGCGCGGATGATGACTCGACCATCCTTACCGGGTATGGCCCAACCAACCCGGCAGAACGTCGGCGTTGGCTTGAAAAACACCAGCCGTATTCGATTGGCGAAAAGCAAGAAGACGGCTCATACCGCTGGAAATCATTCGAGAGATATGACCCGCTCAGCGGGATATTGGCATTTTGGGTCGATGCTCGGGACACCATGCTTAAAGATGATGACCCCGATTCCCGCGAGAACATTGCCTTGGATGTTTCGTTGGCAACCATGCGCTACATGACCGAGGCACAGCCAAGCGTTCAAACGCTTGCTGAATTGTCGAATACCATCGGGCCATCGTATGAGGGCGAGACTGACAAGATGGAACGCATCATGCAGATATTTGCCAAACACGCTGCTGACGTTGGACTGACCACCGGCCAGGCTGTGGTCACGGGTGGGTTAATGCCGCAGTCATTGACGGCCAACCTGCAACGATATCTTGACCCGTTCAAGAAATCCACCGTGCCGAGTGAGCAGTACGATTACCTAAACATCCCAGGCTTTAGGACTAACCTGCGCTCGGGTTACGAGGCGCTGGCCAAGGCGCGGGCGCGCATCCCGTATTTCGCAGACTCTGCTTACCAGGAAACCAACGATTGGTATGAGCCTGTCAAGATTGGTACTGGTGACTTCCGGGCTTTCTTGCCGATGCGTATTATTGAAAAGCGGTTCAACGGTATCAATGCCGAGTTGGAGAAAATCAAGGGCGCTTTGCCGAGGATAAGCCCCTCGATGAATGAGAGCATGATTAAGCTGAACGCCCAGCAATTCAATCGCTACAAAGAGTTGGTCAACTATCCCAACAGGTCGCCATTCTTTGCCAACGAGTTGTTTGGCAAAAACTATAGCGATATGACGCCGGAAGAGAAAAAGATATTTAAACAACATCCAAACCGCGCTGACAGAATGCTGGTGGAGATTGCCTCACCTTTTTACAATATTGGCTACGATGAAGCAGGTAACGAAGTCGAATCCACCAACCAGGCAAAGCTGGAGTATTTGAGGGCTGTACACACCGAATACACCAGCCAAGCCAAAAGGCTGATGCTGCTGGAGTTCCCCGAATTGCAAGAGTTGGTTAACCAGCGTGACGCTTTCAAAGCGCAGCAGAATCGCCTGCCACGCAACTTGCCCCTGTCAGATGAAACCAAGCGCAGCATCAAATACAACCAGTAAGGAATTGAATTATGGCCGTCCCAATTTCTAATGTAACCCGCCGCGTGGTGTTTGCCGCCAGCGGTGTGGGGCCGTATGCGTTCACGTTTGAGATTCTTGCTCAGACCGATATCGCCGTTTACGAGGATGACACCCTGCTGACGTTGACCACCGACTACACGGTGACCATTAACGCCAACGGCACGGGTTCGATTACCCTGGTGTCCAGCCCCACCGGGTCACAGATATCAATTATCGGTGCCAGGGCGATTGAGCGTACCTCTGACTTTGTGACGGGTGGCGACTTCTTTGCCAACACACTCAACACCGAACTGGATAGCCTAACTATCTTTGCCCAGCAAAACAGCGAGGCTGTGGCCCGCGCATTGTCTGCGCCGGAGACTGACCCGACCACGGTGAACATGACTTTGCCGAGGGCATCGGTGCGAGCCAACAAGACCCTGGCTTTTGACAGCAACGGCGACCCAGTTATCGGCGAGGTGATTGGCGACAACCGTGGCGATTGGGCTGCTGGCACCGCGTACAACAAGCGTGATATTGTCAAAGACACCAGCAACAACAACGTATATTTGGCAAACACGGCGCACACTTCTAGTGGCTCCCAGCCAATCAGCACCAATGCCGATGCAGCCAAATGGGATTTGTTGCTAGATGCTGCGTCAGCCGATGCAGCACAAGCGGCAGCGGAAGCCGCCCAGGCTGCGGCAGAGGCTGCTGAATCCAATGCAGAAGATTGGGCAACCAAGGTAGATGGTATTGTCGATTCAACTGACTATTCGGCCAAAGCATGGTCTATTGGTGGAACCGGCGTAACCGATACGGCCAGCCGTGGCGCTGCAAAAGAATGGGCGACCGAAACATCGGGTACGGTTGACGGCACCGAGTATTCATCCAAAGAATATGCACAGGGCACTCAGGCTGGTACTGGCGGCTCGGCGAAAGATTGGGCGATAGAAACAAGCACCAATGTCGATGGCGTTGACTATTCGTCAAAAGAGTATGCGGTAGGTACTCAAACGCGAGGCACCACCGGCTCATCCAAAGATTGGGCTACATATACCGGCGGCACCGTTAATGCCAGCGAATATTCTGCCAAAGAGTACGCGGTTGGCACAACGGCGACAGACGGGTCTGCAAAAGAGTGGGCAACCACTACTGGCGCTGCGGTGGCGGCTTCTGAATACTCGGCAAAAGAATATGCCCAGGGCACAACTGCAACTGGTGGCTCATCCAAACAATGGGCAACAACCACAGGCGCAGCAGTTAGCGGTGGTGAATATTCATCGAAAGAGTATGCTATTGGCACCACAGTTGCTGCTGGCTCGGCAAAAGATTGGGCTACGATTACTGGCAACCTAGTCGATGCAACCGAATACTCTGCCAAGGAATACGCCAGCGGTGACCTGACTGCAACTGGCGGCTCTGCCAAGGCTTGGGCAGAAGATGCCTCCAGCCCTGATGGCACCACAACCAAAAGCGCCAAGACCTGGGCGGCAGAGTCGGCCTCATCTGCAAGCGATGCTCAAACCGCCCAGGCTGCCGCTGAAGCTGCCCTGGCCTCATTCAACGCAACATATCTTGGGGCGCAGGCAAGCGACCCAAGCGTGGACAATGAGGGTGACCCGGTAACGGCTGGCGATTGGTACTTCAATACCAGCAGCAATATCAGCCGTATCTACAACGGCAGCACCTGGTCGAATGTATCGCTTGACCCAGCCATTGTGGTGGCCAAGACCAGCAGCACGGGCGCGGCGGTTCTGCCGGTTGGCAGCACGGCCCAGCGTGACGGCTCACCCGTCCAGGGCTATCTGCGGTTCAACTCAGACGATGGCGCGTTCGAGGGTTATAACGGGAGCGCCTGGGCACCAGTAGGTGGCGGGGCAACAGGTGGCGGCAGCGATGCGGTGTTCGTCGAGAACGACCAAACCGTGACCACCAACTACACAATCCCAGCAACCAAGAACGCGATGTCCACCGGGCCGGTAACCATTGACTCAGGCGTCACGGTCACGGTGTCCACCGGCTCACGCTACGTTGTAATTTAAGGAAACGATTATGGCTCTTGAATTAAATGGAACAACAGGCGTCAGCCTAGTACAGGATGGCGTTATTACTGATGCCAACCTGCCAGCGGGTAGTGTGTTGCAAGTTGTATCTACTTCTTATTCAACTGCATTTACGACTTCATCTGGAAGTGCGGCAGATACTGGTCTTTCTGTAACCATAACTCCAACAAGCGCAACAAGTAAAATTTTAATTCTTCTGTCTCAACAAATGTATATTTATAACGGCGGGGGAGACTCTGGAGTAATAATTAATATTTTAAGAAACGGAACGAATTTGATTGGGGTGAATGGTCATTCGGGGTATATTGCTGGATACAATTCAAGTAACCCTGAAATTGTTTGGAATTTGCCAATTACATTCCTTGACTCCCCAGCAACAACTTCTGCATTGACATACAAAACGCAAGCAGCGGCAACTGTTGGTGCAACTGTCATTACCTGTTGGAACAGCAACGCATCAACAATTACTGTCATGGAGATTGCAGCATGAACAAAGTAGACGCACTTCAATCTCTACGCCCCGGTGCTGAATGGGTTCTACGCGGTGACGACCTTGAGTGGCTAGACGCCAACCAAACGCAACCAACTGAAGCAGAAATTGCAGCAGAGGTTACCCGTTTAGAAGCAGACTACGCTGCCAAACAATACCAGCGTGACCGTGCCGCAGCATACCCGTCCATCCCTGACCAGCTAGACCAAATCTATCACGAAGGCATTGACGCTTGGAAAGCGACCATTGCTGCCGTTAAACAGGAGTACCCCAAGCCATGAGTAAAGTAGCAATTCAGGGCAACGCCAGCGGTACTGGTACGCTGACCATTGCCGCGCCCAACACGAACACCGACAGGACGTTGACGCTGCCTGATGAGGCGGGGACTGTGTTGACCTCTGCAAGTACAACGGTGCTGCCTAAAGGTGTGCCAGCGTTTAGTTATGAAAACACTACTGCACAAAGCATAAGTTCTACAACTTGGACAAAAGTAACAGTCAACTCACAGATTTTTGATACAACTACTTCAGACTTTTCAAGCAGTCGGTTTACTGCTTCTGTTGCTGGTTATTATCAATTTAATGGTTGTATACGTTGCAATGGTTCGTCAATCACCGGCATCGTAGTGGCGCTTTACAAAAACGGTAGCATTGTTGGGTATGGAAATGCTTTGCAATCATCTGTACCAGCCGACAACTCAATTAATGTATCAGAAATTATTTACCTAAACGGCTCTACTGATTATGTTGAACTTTACGGATTTATTATTGGAACTAGCCCAAACTTTGCATACGCAGCAGCGGGCGCAAATGCTAGATTTTCAGGCGCGTTAATGGGGGCGGCATGATGACTCTATACGACAAAATCAAAGCACTTTATCCTGACCTGCAAGACGCAGATTTCTTGTACACCGTCGTGCTGCAAAACGATTTAGATGGTCGCGGTGACTACATCAAAGAGTGGAATCACCCAACCCTACCACGCCCGAGTGAGGAGCAACTAGCATGAGTACCATAGCAGTCAACGCCATCACAGATGCCAGCGGCGGCAACACGGCGTCAATCAACGGGGCAACGCCGACCACCGACAACACGATGGGTCGCAATCGTATCATCAATGGAGATATGCGGATTGATGCTAGGAACGCTGGTGCGAGTGTTGCGCTTACGGATGGATTGTATTTTGTTGACCGTTGGAAAGCGTCAATTTCTCAAACAAGTAAACTTACAGGTCAACAATCATCTACAGTACCTGCTGGTTTTGTTAAATCGCTGTCTGCGACTGTAGGTACTGCATTTACTCCCGGCGCTGGTGACTACGCTGGTTTAGTCCAGCCGATTGAAGGCAATAACGTATCTGATTTGAATTTTGGTTCAGCAGGTGCATCAACAGTTACATTGTCATTTTGGGTTCGCAGTTCTGTGACAGGAACCTACAGCGTTACTTTGCATAATGCCGACCCAGCAAATAGAAGCTATGTAACGACATATGCAATCAATGCAGCAGACACTTGGGAGCAAAAGAGCGTAACAATTGCTGGCGATACTAGCGGGACTTGGGCAACAGATAATACTGCAAGCATTACGGCGTATTTTGCTTTGGGTATGGGTTCAACTTATGGTGGCGCTACCGCTAACACTTGGAACGCTTCTTTGAAGCTGGCTGCTACGGGACAAACTCAATGGGTGTCTACTGCTGGCGCAACCTTCTACCTCACAGGCGTCCAGCTTGAAGCAGGCAGCGTAGCCACCAGTTTTGAACGTAGGAGTTATGGGCAGGAGTTGGCGTTGTGTCAGCGGTATTATTATCGGATAAAAGGGTCAGATACCGCCCTTAATACGGGAATCGTGGGTGTTGGTTTTTCTCAATCCACCACTGCTGGGCGTTCTTTAATTAATTTTCCAGTAACTATGAGGTCATTTCCAAGCGCACTAGAACAAAGTGGAACTGCTTCACATTTTAGAATTATTGCTGGAAGTGCTGGGTCAATAACGTGTTCCGCTGTTCCAGTATTTAGTTCTGCTTCTACATTGTGTGGCGATATTTCATGGACTGTTGCTTCTGCAGCAATCGCTAATCAAGGGGTGTATTTTGCATCTAATAATGCAAGCAGTTATCTCGCATGGAGTGCTGAATTATGATTTACAAAATGCTACCTCGCCAAGAAGGCGAACCACAAATCTACGCCCGCATTGACGATGACGGCTTATGCCGCCTGACTTGCACAGAAGAACATCCACCGTTTCAAGAGTGGCTGGCAGAAGGCAACACGCCCGAACCGGCTGACGAGGTGTAAGCATGGCGGCTGCGGATACTGATAACCGGCTGACCAGCCATGAGCAGATTTGCTCCGAGCGTTACCTGCGGCTCGAGGGCCGTATGGCCACGGTTGAGACGCGGCTCGATGGCGTGGACGCCAGGCTCAAGAAGATTGAGTCGGTCATTATTCGCTCGGTCGGCGCGCTGCTGGTCGGCATGGGTGGACTGATTGCCACGATTATTATGAAGGTTGGGTAATGATTGACCCGGTGACCGCGTTTACCGTGGCCACCGCCGCGTTCAACACCATCAAAAAAGCGGTGGAGGTTGGGCGTGAGGTCGAGGACGTCGCGTCCTATATCGGCAAGTTCTTTGGTGCCAAGGCAGACATAGTAAAGGCTGAAGAGAAAGCCAAGAACCCACCGATATTTAAGAGGCTGCTGGCTGCTGGCTCTGTCGAAGAAGAGGCGCTGCAAATCGTAGTGCAGCGGCAGAAGCTGGGCGAGATGGAGCGCGAGTTGCGTTCCCTGATTATCATGCGCTACGGCCAGGAAACGTACCTGGAGATGATGCGTATGCGGGAGCGTGTTGCCACAGAGCGCCGCCGTGCTGAACACTTGCAGGCATTGAAGCGCAAGACCCTGGCCATCAACGTGGCGCTGGGTCTGCTGACGCTGGGCTTGCTGTGGGGGCTGGCTGAACTGATATGGCTTTTGATGGAAATGGTGAGGGAACGCAATGCTTGATGCACTACTGAACGTCGGCGGCAAACTAATCGACAAACTGATACCCGACCCGCAGGCAAAAGCCCAGGCGCAACTGGAGTTGGCGCGCCTGGCGCAAGAGGGTGAGTTGGCTAAGATTGCCAACGAGTCCAAACTGTTTGAGGCAGAGCAGACCAACCTGACCAGCCGCCACCAGGCAGACATGGGCAGCGACTCTTGGCTATCCAAGAACATCCGACCCATGACCCTGATTGCCATACTGACCGGGTACTTTGTCTTTGCCCTTATGTCGGCGTTCGACCTGGACACCAACGCAGCCTACGTCGAGTTACTCGGCCAATGGGGGATGCTGATTATGAGCTTCTACTTTGGCGGCAGGACGCTCGAAAAGATTATCGACCTGCGTAAGGGAGGCAAGTGATGTACCAGTTATCCGAGCGCAGCCTGGAGAGGCTAAAGGGCGTGGACGCTGACCTGGTGAAGGTGGTCAAGCGTGCCATCCAATTGACCCGCGTGGACTTCGGCGTGGTCGAGGGCGTCCGCACCGTGGAGCGGCAGACCGAGTTGGTAAACAGCGGTGCCAGCAAGACCATGAAGTCACGCCACATCACCGGCGAGGCGGTTGATTTGATGGCTTACCTGAATGGCCGGGCGTCCTGGGAGTTGTCGTTGTACGATGATATCGCCGACGCCATGCGCGATGCCGCCACGGATTTGCAGGTGCCTATCCGATGGGGTGGTGCCTGGCACATCCAAGACATACGCGAACATCCCGGGACAATGGAGCAGGCGATGAATGAATACATCGACCTGCGCCGCGGCCAGGGCAAGCGACCATTTATTGATGGGCCACACTTCGAGGTGTAGTATGTACCAGTACATTGTCTTGATATTCTTGCTCAACCCTGACGGCTCGGCAAAGATGGTTAGGGACATTGAGGTACAAGAGCGAAGCATCTGCGTCGAGATGGTTATCAAAATCAATGATGACAAAGAGACGCCATTCAATGCGGCTTGTTATGGCCGAACTTTGAAACGAATATAAACATGGCCACCCTGACGCCTGACCAGCAAAAAGAGTTTGATAGTCAGATGCGTCGCTGGCAGGGCGTCCTTAACCTGCGAGACTGGCGGGTGGAGCGCGGCAAGAAGCCAGCAAAAGACGCGATGGCGCAAGTGTCGTTCGATGAGTCAGCCAGGCTGGCCAACTACGCGACCGGCGACTTCGGTCACATAGAAGTGACACAAGAATCCATTAGTATGACAGCCCTGCACGAGTGCCTGCACATTCTGCTGCACGACCTGGTGCAGGTTGCGACAGATAGAGGCTCGGCTTCTGATGATATTGAGGCAGCCGAACACCGTGTAATTAACGTGCTTGAGAAAGTGATACATGGTAGACAAGACTGAACTACAGCGCCGGAACGGCATGATAAAGGCGACTGACGATGAATTTGTTGCGGCCTGGAACAAGTATCATTCGGTCACAAAAGTAGCAGCCGCGCTGGGTATGTCTACCCGGCAGACCAACACCCGGCGCAGGCAGATTGAGGTTGACCGCGGCATCAAACTCAATGCAGTCAAAGTGGTGTACGGCAATCAGCCGGGTCGCGTAGACCTGGGGATATTGAACGGCACGGTTATCGTATTCTCAGACGCCCACTTTTGGGGGTATCGCTCGACCGCTCATAAAGCGCTTATATGGGCGATTAACCGGCTTAAACCTACAGCCGTGATTGCTAACGGAGATATTTTTGACGGTGCTGGAATCAGCCGGCACCCACGCATTGGCTGGACAAAGCAGCCCACCGTGCTGGAGGAACTGCGTGCTTGCACCGATGCAATGGGCGAGATTGAAGAGGCCGCCAAGAAAGCCAGGCACAACGTATGGCTGACCTGGTGCCTTGGAAACCACGATGCCCGGTACGAGAACTTCCTGGCCGCCCATGCCTCACAGTATGAGAACGTCGAGGGCTTCCAACTCAAAGACCACTTCCCTGCTTGGCGTCCAGCGTGGGCCTGCTGGGTCAATGAAGATACGGTGGTCAAGCATCGCTACAAAGGCGGCATCCACGCGACACATAACAACACGCTTAACTCGGGGCTGAACATTATTACCGGCCACCTGCACAGCCTGAAGGTAACCCCATTCAGCGACTACCGCGGCACCCGGTACGGCGTAGACACAGGCTGCTTGGCCGAGACCGACGGCAAGCAATTCAGCGATTACCTGGAGATGAACCCGACCAACTGGCGCAGCGGCTTTGCGGTGCTGACGTTTGTCGATGGCAAGCTGCTCATGCCCGAACTGGTTATCAAACACAGCGAGGATGCTGTCGAGTTCAGGGGCGAAATAATTGACGTCAGCGAGGTGTAGTTATGAACCTAGATGTAGAGTTCCACGCCATCACCGGGTTGATGATTGGCGTGGAGTTCGTTTATATCGACGACGAAGATTGCCACTCCGTCGTGCTTGACCTATTGTTTCTTAGGGTCTTGATTCGGTACTGACACCTCTTTGGTGACGTCAACCATGAACCAGGTGCCGAAGTCATCCGGGCGTTTGCCATCATCCCGGCACCGCTTGCAGTATTCTTGATACTCCGCGTCGAGCGCAGCCCAGTCCATTTGCCAGTTTGTGCTATCCATTGGTTGCCTCCAATCGTTGAAGCGCGGTTGTGAACGCTGCCTTTGCCTTGGCTTGCAGCACTTTGTCGAACCCGTTTATTGTCTCAAGATTTGCCTCTTTCAGGGCTGAAATTTTTGCAGCCTTTTCCTGTGCATCGGCCTTGCTGCTGCGCTCGACCTGAGACACCAACTTTACGATTGCATCCACCGCGGTATCAGCGACTGTATATCTGCCATGCGGTTCATCCGAACCGGGGAGGTATACCTCAATGGTCGCAGGTGCCGATGCCATGCTGTCGAGGCTGTTTCGGCTTTTGGGGCGCGACGCGGCATTGCCGTCGTCGTCCTCCGCTGCTATGCCGCAAGCCGCCATGATTGAGTACCGGCGGGCGTATGTCAGGGCGCTGCCGTAGCCCTGCGGGTCTTGCTTGCTGGCAGGAACGTGCAGCTTGCCGCCCCGGATTGTCTCGCCCGACTCATGTATGAACACGGTCTCGACCACCACCCCGCTGTCTGACTCGGCGGTTTCCTGAATGATGGCGATGCCGTTGGCCAGCAGGGCGTCATTGACCGCCTCCAAGCAACCAGCCAGGTCGGCGTACTTGCTGCGAAAGTGCGGGTTGGTTGAAGTCTTGAGCGCCGGGGCAAACTCTTTCTTGGCGGCCACAAAGGCTTTAGCGATTGCACTCATTATTTAATCTCCTTGATTGTGAGGGTTGACTGACGCACCGAGTACGCCTCTTTTGCTGGGGTAACCTTTTCAGGTTGCGCTTTGTAGTGGCGCATCGGCCAGTTGATTTGATATCGCCCAGCCTTGGCCGCGCCAAATTGCTGCATAACAGACTTGACGGTGGTCTCATGCTTGGCTACCTGCTCGGTCAACAGTTTAATCTTTGCCCGCAGGTCTACGATTGCACCGGCTGCGGCTTCGAAGTCTTCGCCCAGGTCAATCTGCGTATCCGATGCCTGCGGCCATACACGGTCGGCGTCTTTGCTGTCAGCCGGTGGGTACCAATCAGGCTCACCCGACTCTTCCCAGGTGGTCAGCCGTCCCTCTAACTCGGTCACCGCGGCGGCGATTGCCTCTTGCGTGGGTGGGTGTCCCTTGTAAAGGAACAGGCGCATTTGGACGCCGCCGTACAGCACGGCGATGCAGCCCACCGAGATGCCTGTACACATCATGACACCTTGAAGCTGGATTGGCCCGCGGTACATGGCCGGCTCAGTCTCTGCCGCATTGCGTGTCAGCTTGGCCTCAAGTATGACCTGGCCGTCCAGGGTAATCGAATCGCCGTCCATGACGTAGATACCCTGCTGCGGGTCATGCTGAATGACCAGGCTCTTGGCCTCGCCAATGGCGTCGGCGCTGGCGGCCAGCGGCAAGTCGGGGTGCTGGTACGCGGTCTCGGGGGTGTGCCAAGACTTGATGCCCAGGCGCCGGCAAGCCTCTTCCAGGATGCGGTCTTCCAGGGCGTTGCCCCAGTCGGCGGCCTCGCCTGCCTGGTAGCGCACATCCTCGCCCCGCCGGGCATCCATCAGGGTACGCAGGATATCGTTCGGCTTCGAGTACGGGCTGTATCCCATCAGCGCAGGCAATTGGCTGCAACTAAGTTGCGTGTCGGGGGTCAGTTTAGGCATTGGTGTACTCCTTGGATGCTTCGACAAGCAAGTCTTCTAAAGATATATCGAATAACTCTGAGAGTTTCATTAAAGATTCGCGCGATGGGGCGTTTTTGCCATGCTCCCAACCGCTTACCGACTGGGGAGATGTCCCGCAAAACTTACCAACAGCATTCAAAGCCATGTTTCTTTTTAGCCTTGCTTCTCTTAGCATCTTGCCAAGCGGCGAGAATTTTTCTCCATCCTC